TAACTTATGTCCAAACATTCCTTCAATAGAAAATCCTTGCACTGCACCTGTTTTTACAAACTCATTCCATATTTCATCATTGTTAATCTTCATAGTTCCCATCCAAGTACCGGCTGGAACATTGATACCATACAATTTAGATTTATCTTTCTCTGCACTTTCCACAATCCAGCTTTCAACCAATGATATATCATCAACAGGTGTAGCATGCTCTAAAGTTACTGAGCTATTGTATTTCTTTTCCAAATACATTTCAGATAACTGCTTTACAGTCTCAGGTGAGAAAAATACATAATAAGGATTGTTATCACTATCCAATCTTAAAATATTCTTATTTGGAATAAGGATTGGACCTAATACTAATCTTTGTTCAGTATTAACAGTAGCAAACTTAAGAACTTCTTTTTGTTTGCCAAAGTAAACGAAATCCGATTCAATAGCTGGGTCTTTTACTAAAGATATAGCAAAAACCTCATCTACATTCGGGTTATCTATTACTAATTCAAATAATTGTGGTGTCATATACATTTAACAATTTAATTCAATTTTATCTAACTAACTGAGAAAGTTGCTGCAACATTAGTTTTTCTATCTAATGCCTGTTGTGAAGTAATATCAGAACCAACTACATAAGCTCTAACAGGTTTTCCTGTGGTATTTGCTATTGTAGCTGCTAATTGAGTATTAGCTGATGCTTGTGTATTACCCTGAATAGTAGGTGCTGTTGTAGTAGGTAATGTAGGTAAAGTAGGTTCAGCTACAGGTGCTGCACTACCACCAGCATTTGAAGATGCTATTGCTGTTCCACTTGCCGGCGTACCACTATCAGCTGAATTAATTTGTTGAATTGCTTTAGCTCCTGCCGCAACTGCTCCAGCCACACCTAAGGCTCCACTTACAGTGTTGATAGCCACCCAAGGCATACCAAATGTTAATGGAGAAGATGCCACTGCTTTAGCATTTGCTATACCAGTGTTTACAACTATCTTACCAATTGCTGCTGCTTGTTCTAATACAACCCCAGCGATAGCAATTTTCTTATTTTTACCTGCTAATTGTTGTAATAAAGAACCAAATCCAGCAACTATTTCCCATTCTGCATTTGCAATCTGAGCTCTAGCTTCTTTTTCAGCCATTGCAATTGCAATTCTTTGTTTAGAAGCGTCTTGAGTAATCTTTGTTCTTTGTGCTTCGGTTAAATTGGTTGCAGATAATTCAATTTTAGTTTTTTCATCCAATAATTGTAATTGTTTCTCATAAGTTACTCCAATTGCATCAGTTTGATTTTGTAAATCTAATAATTGTTCATCAGTTTGTTCTTTAGCTAATGCTAATCTTTCATCACCAGCTTTAATTCTGATTTGTTGTCTTTGTGCTTCAGTTAATTGTTCATTACTTAACTCTAATTGTTCTTTTTCGTTAATTAATGCTAATCTATCATCCCAATTATCTTTCTCATGCGTAGCTAATACATGCGCATTGTTATCTATTTCTAATATTCTATTATCAACTGCTTCTTTTTCTATCTTAGCTCTTTCAGCAATTGCATCAGTTTGTATTTTAGTTCTTTCTTTTTCAGTTAAATAAGCATTTGAAAGTAATAATTGTTCCTTATCGTTTACAATTTGTATTCTCTTATCGTAAGCATCTTTAGATTTAACTTCTAATGTTTTAGCTTCTTGGTCTAATAATGCAACTCTATCATCAATACCTTTTTGAGCTTCATCTTTTTTCTTCTTTAAATCTTCTTCTGCTTTCTTTTTAGCTGCTTCATCAAACTTGTCATTAATCTTTTTAATTTCATTTTGATATCCAAGTTCCAAATCCGTAAAATCTTTAATACCTGCTTTCTGAAGTATCTTTTTATCCTCATCGTGCTTTTGTTTTGCTTTTAATAATGCCGCTTCTCTTTCATCTAACTTTTGTAATGCAATCTCTGCTAATACTTTCTCAGCAGCTTCTGCATTCTTTTTAGCTTCCTCACCTCTTTTCTTAGCTGCTTCTTTTTCTTTTTCAGTCATTCTTTTAGAACCTTCATCAAAAGCATGTTCACCTGATTTAAATCCATGAGTTACAGCTCCTACTACACCTTTACCAATATCAGTTCCAGCTTTTTTAGCATTATCTACAAATGAATTAAATCCAGTTGTGATTGCTGTACCGGCTTGAGTTACACCTTCTTTAATTAAACTTAAATCAAATGTGAATACTCCTTTAAGTACTTTACCAGCTGCTCCTGCAATATTAATTAAAGTTTTAAATCCATTTACAACATTACCAACAATAAATTCAGTTAATCCTTTAGCTACTGCAAATACTGATTCAAATGTTGCTACCAATACACCCATTGTTACTGATAATGCATTCATTACATCTTTTGATTTCAACATTGCTGTAATGAAATCAGCAAACTTCATAGCAATTGGCTCAATAACAGCAAACAACGCATTCATTATTTTTTCAAATGCTTCTGTAATAGCTGCTAATTTCTTTTGTCCTTCCTCAGTTCTACTTAAACTTTCTTTAAATGCAAGGAATGCTGATACAATTAATGCAATTACACCTAATGCAACATAGATTGATTTACCAAATACTTCTACAGACTCTTTCGCATCTTTAAGAGTTTTACCTACTAATCCAATTGGACCAGGCAATTCAGCTAATTTATCAGTTGTATTTTTAGCTTCAAACGCAACTTTCTTTTGTTGTATTTGTAATTCTTTTAAATGCTCTGATAATTTACGGAACTCGTCAGTATTATCTTTACCTTTATCAGCCAAAGATTGTAATTGGACTGTAGTTTCTCTAATTTGTCTTCTTAGTGACAAGAATTTCTTATCACCATCTTCAACAGTCTGATTTAATTCTTTAACTTGGTCTTCACCTTTTACTTGCGTATCTATAATCGCTGTATAGGTGGTAGTATTATCGGCCATACCAAATGCGTTTTAATTGTTGTTTAAGTTGTATCCAGTTATAAGGAATTGAATATTTTCCTTTAGCTGTATCTACTCTACGTGAAACTCCATAGTATTCATCTTTTTGTAAAATATCTATTATATCTTTTATCATATTTTTTTATTTAACAGTGTATGCTCCAGGTAATATTGGTCCTAATAACTGAATTGTACATTCGCCTGTGTTTAAATTATAATTGTTTATTGCTCTTAAATGATAATGGTTTCCTCTAAATTCTACAATATCATTCAATGCCATCAAATGATAATCAGCCAATGGTATAATTGCAGAAGCATCCAATAATCTTGTTTTTGGATTATATAACAATTCTACATAATTTTGCCAATAGTTTGTATATAATGAATTGTCTGGAGTATCTCCATAAGGTGCTAATTCATTATTAAACAATAAAGATAGTGAAGAAGTTGTAGTATTTGCTCCTGAATAGTTATCAAAATAAGGAAATCTATTTTGTAACTGAGGAACACTACCACTTTGTATATAATAATTTTCACAATCTTTAGTTCCATTATAGAATAAGATACGAGGTTGAACTCTAGCCGGTCTATAATCTATTGAAGAAACATAAGTTGGAATGTATATTTTTTGTTTTTGTGCCATAGTTTAAATTTTATACGCAATAAGGACAACGATATGGTGTGCCACCATTTACAATTCCTAATGTGTTTATTGACCAAATATCACAACTATTATCATTATCAATTAAATAATTGTATCCAATAACAGGATTATTACCATAAGCATCAAAATATAATACAGCTGATGGTTCTAATACTCCAGTTGATGAGAATAATTCATATGGTCCTTGTTGATAAGAACATGCAGTTAAAGGAGCTCCACTATAATAAGATAAATAATAGTTAGTTCCAATAGATGTTGCAATTGGTCCACCACTTTGTGCAGAACCGGATACACCTGTTCCATTTAAATAAATTAATGGAGATGATGAGAATGTAGTTTTAACATCAAAGTTTCCTTGCGAAAAGAAATTTTGTGTATCTACATAATATACTTTACCAAATTCTCTATTAATTCCTTTATAAAATTGTTGAGATACATAATCATTATCTAATGTATCAGCAAAAGTTAAAGTATTAACAGCTAAGTTATTTGTAGGAGTTACTGAAATTTTATCATTCAAATTAATATATTTGTTAAAATCCCATGTAGTTCCTTTATTATACCATGTATTAAATGGTTCAACAATAAACTCATTAATCTTTGTTTTAGATGGATATATTACTAAATTAAATTTCTTTTGAATAGCTGTAATAAATTCAATTTGTTTAATACCTCTAGTTCCATATGGTAAATTTCCACCAACATTCATCACAAATCCTTCACCAACATTACCAGCTTTAATAATTTCTAAATAAGAACTTAATTGTCCACCTTTATCTATTGTTAATTTAAAATTACTTCCACCATTATTATTGTAAGTTATTCCAAATTTATAACTACCTGATGGTAAATAATCAGTTGAACCTTGCTGAACTAATGTATATGTTTTAGTACCTGTTGCATTACCTTGCGATAAATTATATGCTCTAATTCCATTCATATAATCATTAAATGAAGTTAATGGTACTGAACTAATTACACTATTTGAATAACCATCTAATACATCAAAATTAAATGTAGGTTCACCATATCCAGCTCCTGATTTACTTACTTCAAATTGTAATTGAAAATTATAAGTTAAACGAGATGGAAAATCTAAATGATAAACTAAATCAGAATCAAAATTTCCGTAAGGATTACTTTGTATATTATTCCAAGGTAAAGATTTAGCAACACCAGCAGTTAATACTGTATCAGTACTTCCACTAACCGGAGATATTTTACCTAAACCATATGCTTCCAAATCAATTGATTGAGATGGATTTTCAAATGAGCCTGAAAATATAGGATATCTTAATTGGTTATTAGCAACTAAATAAACAGTATCTAACCAGCTTTGTTGCCAAAATGAAGAACTATATGTAAATCCATATTGATTAAATATAGCATCCCATACATTTTTTATTTTAACTGCCGGCTTGTAATCTTGTACATATAATCCGCCTGATGGAGAATTAATTCCTAATAGGGGTTGGTCAGGCGTATATTGTAATTTTTGTCCATATTCACAAAAAGGATATACAACACTTCCACTAAATAATTGTAAATCCCAACTTGATGTAATATTATTAAATGAAGCTGTGTGATTTAAATAACTTAATGAACTTGTCATATCAGTTAAGAAAGTTCTATTTGTTTCTCTTGCAAATGAAGATAAAGCTCCATAAATTGAAACTTCATAACTATCCACAAACTTATTTTGATAAAGATTAACTTTATTTAATTGAAGATAACCTTGAGAAAGATAAATACCACCATATGAAATATAGCAAGGAACTTTTATGTTTGTTGCAAAAAGATATGGATTAGCAACTGAAATATCATAAACATGCTCAAAGAAAGCATTGTTTTTTTTAGTACCAGGCAAAGTTAATTGCTTAGTATATTCAGCCGGCAATGTTCCCAAATCAAACAATTGAGTTGAGTTGTTAGATAGCGTTATAATTTCATCTTGATATAAATCTAAAATTTGTCCATTTGCTACTAACTGGTACTTTATTCCCTGTGTTGATATAACTCCCATATTATATTATTAATTTGTATCCTTGTCCGTAATTAAAGTTAAAGCTGTATTGAATTAATTTATCTACAACATTAGTCTTAAACTGAACAGAATTGGTATCTATGGTGATAGGCGTTAGAATGTCACCACTTTCTGTAGTTACATAGTATATTTCATCACTTACCATTAATTGCTTCAGGATATCGTTATAATTCTCAGGAATCCAAAATGTATTTACTAACATTTGTTGGTTAGAATCTACTAAATAATTTAGATTTTGAGAATCATAATTGTTGTATGATAATGTTGAACCATCCCAACTTCCAATTTGTGGCTGATAAGTTCTTTTAGTTGTTTTAAAAGTTTTCTTATTAACCATATAAAAGTTAAAGTAATCAAATTGTCCGTATCTATTTTTCCATTTAATTCTAACATTAGGATACTTTTGTAAACATGCAAATTCATATCTTAAAGGAGCTCCTAATGGTGTTAAAGAGTTATATGCTTGAATAGTGTACCATTGTACATTACCAGCAAAAGGAAAATCAGTTGATGTAGGGAAAGCTGGTACTTGCTGAATCTGACCTGATGTTGCTGAACTACCACTTAAGTTAATTACTGCAGTTCCTAAATCAGATGTATATTTGATTGCTGTTGGTGTTGTTGTACCTACATTTTGTGTATAACATCCCACAGTACCAAAGTTATCTGGAAAGAATGATTGCGTAGTAGGTCCATCAGTCATTAATGGCCAGAATGGAGATTTACTATATATCGGTCCATTAATTGCTTCTTGGAATATAGCATATCCATCTAAAGCATTATATGTAGAAGATACTACATTTGAACCTGAAACATATGTTATTGTTCCAGTATCAATACTTTGAGAAGCCCATTGCCAATACGCAGTAGATTTAAAAAACTCTACATTTGATGGATTTGTTTGTCTTAAATCCGTTAAAGTAGAATTAATAATCTTAGATACATCAAAGATACCGACATGAGATTGGTTAGGATATTTTACCAATGTATAGGTATTACCTGAACCAGATGCGTTTGCTGCACCATTCCAATAGTTTAAATTAAGAACATATTGAAAAGATGAGGAATATATTACACCACTACTTTCAGATACTGTAAACACAATTGGTGATTGTGCTAACGATGCTATTGCTGGTGTTTGAGTTATTGAAAGAGACATTGTTAAATCTTTCTAATTTAACAATTTGAGATTATATTGTATTGGTTGAACCTACCTTTTGAAAAGATACATTTAATTGTACCATTTGATTTTGTACAACAGTATCTACCGCCTGACCCATATATTCTTCAATTGATTTTCTAAATTGTGGGTCATTAGCTGCGTATTCTGCAAATGGTCTTTTAACCATAAAGCGTGTACCATTTTCCACAAATTTACCATATGTAGCGCCGGGAGGAGAATAAACTAAATTTAAAGAATGTCTATTATTTTCATCCTTTCCAATCATATTTTCTGCAGTATTGTAATTTCCTACAGTATTATAAAGATTACCTGTTTTATAAGCAGGTCTCCAAGGCCCATTAACCATATAAGTTTGAGCTAGTGTTTTATATTGTCCAGCTAAATCTTTTAAGGTTTTCATTATGGTAATAAGTTATATAGACATCTTGGTCTATCGTTGTGTGTAATTAATTCAAATGTAGCTACCCATCCAGCTAATCCGTTTTCAAAATTATCTTTAAATGCGGTCAATCTAATTGCTGAAAATAAATCAAATGATTGTACTGAATATTGTGTATAAGATAATAAATCATTCATAATAGCCAATGTGTTAGCATGAATATCAGTAGTATCATCAGTTCCTAAAAATGGTACTGTTAATTTATTTTCTTTACCAACTGATTCATTATTTTTTAATTTCATCTTATCTGCAATAGTTAATGTACAAACATATACAGTTTTACTATCTTCAAATCTCGCATCACTAATGTCTATATTTCCTAATGGATAATAAGGATATTCAATATTATCTACTTTGTATATATCACCCATACTAACTTGAGCAATAGATGGATGATTTGACATTATTGTTTTAAAATAATTTAATACATTGTAATAGAGAGTATAATTGGTCTGCTGGTTATTTACTACCGCCATATTTTATAGATTTATGCCACCGAAGTAAGCGTTACCCATATCAGGATAAACCTCAGTTTGATTACCTACTGATTGTAAGTATTCTGGGATAAATCGTGAATATGATAAAAGATAATTTTGAGTTCTAGTATTATACCAATCTGCATTTTGTCTAGCTTTACCTTCTAAATAATCAATCTCATTTTGTAATGGAGATTTTTTAGTTTGTCCACCATGTATAGAAGGTCCTTCGTTTTTAAATTGAATAGATGAGAATGGTAAATATTCACATACTGAATACCAAATTAGGGTTGGTTTAACATGGTCTTCCATTAAATCTTTATAATATCCAGTAAAAGGAGTTCCTGCTATAATTTGAGCTTGTAATTTATAAAACAATACAGTACCTAATACATTTAGTATATATTTGTCCTGTGCAGTTCTTACAAAGTTTAATAATCTATCTGAATCAATTGCTCCTTGAAGTGGAGTATTTTTAATTATATCGTTTCTTGTTATGAATAAAGCGTATGGGGTACTCATCTTAATTTGGTTTTACTATTTCGTATTCTTTTTTAAACTTTAAGCTACTCATTCTAAAATCATCTGCTGAATGTTCTTCAACACCATCAGTTCTATCAGCTTGAGTTGCTACATCAGTTGTATTTGGGTTTTCACTTTCTTCTCCTATATCATCTTTAACTTCTTCTACCGATGTATCAGTTGCTTCCGCAGTTGCTGATAAGATTGCCAATGGAGTTGATTGTTCAAAGAATAATTCTATTCCTTGCCATCCACCAATTTCTAATGCTGCATCTATTTGATTTAACAATAGATTTTGAATTGGTAAGATAGTCATTGTTTGCATAATTGAATAGGCTGTTTCCATTTCATCTGATTGAGAACTAAAACCATTGTTTTGAGTTCTAATACCAAATAATAATGGAGAAGTTACTCTATTAGCTATTAACAATTTATCCTGTGCGTATTCTGATACATATTTGTATTTCTCATGCAAATCATCAACTTTAATTGTATCAACTGTTGGTTGTCTTTCTTTATCATCGTTGAATGTTAATATAAATCTACCAGCATTTCTAGTGCCTGTAAATTTACCTTGAATCATATCTTCAATTGAACTTCTTTCTTCAGGAGAAGGAACACCATTATTCATATTAACCATCACTAATGGTAAGAAACCATTTTCGATATTGTTAAGATGTAAGTTAGATAATTCAGCTTCTACAAATGAAAATTGAATTGCTGGAAACCAATCCGGTAATGAATAATAGAATTTGCCTGGCGTATAATCTTTTATGTAAAGAATTTCAGTTTGTTCTTTAGACATTCCAAAAGCTGGTATTTCTACTTTGTTTCTAATATGTTTTTGGTCAGTCCAATCAATACAATAATAATAAGCTTGTATTCTAGTTTCTTTTCCTAACTTCTTAGCTCTTAAATACTGAATTGGTAAGTGATACATATTCAAAATTTGAGTATGCTCAGGGTTCCAATTAACTTGAAACGCTGCATTACCATATAATTTAAAATCAAATGCTACTCTCTTAATTTCTTCTTGAGGTAACATTCTATTAAATGTATCTTTGTATTCAGGGTTTTTTGCGTATAATCCTTTACCAAATACTAAATCTGAAATACCATTTACACATGCAGCTGTTGTTGTTGAGTTAGTAAATGCTTCAGTAATGTTTTGAAAAAAATCATCAGGTGAAATAATACCAATTGGAACGTATGGATGTCTTGATGAAGCATCTTCTATCACCAATGGTATTTCTTGCTGTTGTAAATTTACTACTGAAAACTGTTCTAAATTACTCATATTATTCTAAAATTATATATTGATTATCTGTTACATTACTTACATAAATTCCTTCTTCCGGAATTTGGTTAGTATAATTTGGTTTATCTACTGATTGTGAAACATAAACTTGAATCGAACCATGCCATATTTCAAAGTAGCCATCACTAATTGTTGCTCTAAATTCATCTCCTGTTTTAACTGTTGAACCTGTTAATAGATTAGAATTGAATGTTAATAAACTTTCGTAAGAATTGTATGTATAACCATTCAAACTTTCTGATGTGTTTGCTTGTGTGTACATATCTTGCAAACTTAAGATTAAATTAGAAGAAGCTGTTGGAGCTGTTCTAACTGTAAATTGGTTACTTCCTGATTGGTAATATGTTAGCATCTTGTACTGAGCTTGTTTTTATCTCTATAATTTAACAAATTTCAACGATAAAATAGTGAATAGCATAAAAAAAGCACTCCGAAGAGTGCTTTAATATGTTTTTAGTGTAATACTGATTAGCTATTAGTACCGTAAACAATAGTTGGTTGATTCGTAGCAGAACCAAATGGAGCTGCTGCTGAAGTTGAACCAGTGATAAAGTTTGCAGGTACAGGCTCCATACCAGTCAATGTGATAGAATAACCATAAAGGTCACCTAACGCAGCGCCAGCTTGAGAAGTTCCAGCAGTTACATCAGCACCCAATGTTTTACCTACTAAGAAAGAATCACCATTGTTTGTTACAACAACGATTTGTGGTCTTCCGTAAGATAATAATTTAAATTGAGTGTTCATATCTTGTGTTAATCTCTTAACATTCAATTTTAATTCTTGAGAGAAAAATGTTGTACCATTATCTCTTGATGTAGTTACAGTTTCAGTATAAGCACTATTACCTTTTAACTGATAGTAATATGCAGTACTAGCAGATGGGAAAGAAGTTATGTATCCATTAGCATCTGTTGCGAATGAACCAGTTGTGTAGTTGATGAAGTAAACTCCACTCAAACCACCAATACTATCTTTACAAACTTCATTTCTTCCTTGAGTTAAATTACAAGCCATAGTGTTTAATTTTTTAAATTCGTTAATTTTGTTTTTTATATTTTGAGTAAGAGGGGAATTTCACCCCTCTATTATTACTCAAATATATTAAGGGATATAGATTGCTATATCTTGTCCGATACCGAACTGAGTTGCAGCTGTGTATCTCATAATTACTCTGAAGTTTTGAGAACCATCTATGTTAGCCATATCTAATACTCTTACTTCGTTGTAGTCACTTAACAAACCAGTACCGAAGTATAAGTTTGATTTTTGTGCAGCTACTAAGTAGTTATTTGTCATACCTGGTGACCATACTAATTCAATACCATTGAAGTTTAATGGTTTTTCACCTACGTTCATTTGGTTGTTGAAACCATTTGCACCTTGTGCTCCACCTGCTAAAGCTTGTTGATAAGCTTTAACTACGTTTGTTGGTACATAGATTACTAAGTCTTCTTTACCATAAACAGTGTTAGGGATGTAAGATACTAAGTTATCTAATTTAGCCAATACGTTAGAAGAGTTAATTACACCTGAACCAGATGCTGGGATAACTGCTCCTGTTGCACCAGCTGCTGCTGATGCTGACATTGCTGGTAAGAAACCAGTGAATTGTCCGTTTGTTGCGTTTGAACCTTGCCAAATGCTGATTTCAGTTGCTTCTGCAACTTTACCACCAACGTAAGAGATTAAGAAATCGTTGAAATCTTTTGGAATTTCATCGAATGCAGAATATCCTAATTGTAATGCTTCCCAAGATTGAACGAAGTTTTGCTTACACAATTCTAAGTTTACTTGTAATTCTTTTGGTTCAAGTATTCTTTCAGTTAATGCAACTGTACCTGAAGTTACGAAGTTACAAGAGGTATCATTTACGATACTATCAACAGCGATTTGTTGAATTACTTGTCTATACTTCACGTTTGGCATAATAGTTACGTTCTTATTATCCAACGTTTTTGCACTTAACAACGCTGCTGCGATGTATTTACCTGCGAACTCACCCGTGTATGTAGTGGTGATTGCTGGTTGTGCGAAATTTTGTCTTTTTCTGATGTTACTCATTTTTAATTTCGTTTTTAAATTAGTTATATAATTTTGCTAAGAAGTTTGCTTGTGCGTTATCTCCTTTGCTATTCTTATTCATGTTAAATCTTTCAGCTGAAGCGTTTACAGGTGCTCCGCCTAATTTTGGAGTTGACATTTGGTTTGGAGTGATATGCTCTTTATCCACTTCTGGAGCTTTGTCAATATCAATTCTTCCCATTTCTTCATCCAATCCTGCTAAGTGCTCTTCGATATCATGCACTTTAGAAGTTACTTCACTCATAGCAGTTTCGTGCTCTGCGTGTTTGTTAGCCATTTCATCTAACTTACCTGCTAATGCTTGGTGAGCAGCTTCTAATTTAGAATATGCTTCAGCCAATTCATCCATAGATACTGGAGTTTTTTTATCATCAGTTTGTGCTAATGGTTTAGGAGTACCAGTTGATTCCTGAGGGCCATTCTTAGAAGAGATATCATCTCCTGCTAAAGAATTTAAATTTGTTTTAGCGATTGCTCTTTTCATGTGTTGTTCTGTTTTACCTTCGTTTGCATCTGATTCAGCATTATCATCAGTAGGTTCTCCAGTTTCTTCATCTTCTGATTCTTCAGGATGTCCGGATACTGCTGTGATTTTACCGTCAGCTATTGTAATGATTGCACCTTCTTCTTCACCATCTTCATTTTGTATGATTACTTCAATAGAACCATCAGCTGCAGGAAGCAATGTTCCATCCTCTGATACTGTATTGATTTCATCACCTACTTCAAAGTTAGGAGATTCGTAGATTGTGCCATCTTCTGATTGTGCGCCTGCTAATGCGATGTCATCCTTAGAGAATGCTAACATCTTCATTATTTTAGCTAATACATTTGATGAGTTCATATTATTTTTGATTTAATTATTTAACAATTGTTTGTTTTTTTGTATTGATTTTTACTTTATGGGCAAGGATTAATATTTAAATTTGTTTCTTGTCCAATTGCGTAGAAATTTCCACTTGCTGTATAAATGTGATATGTGTAATGGTCTGTTCCAATCATTTGTCCTCCTGCTGCTATTGGAGCTCCTTCATATCTCAATGCTACAAATCCACTACCACCTTTAGAGCCTGATTCATTATAAAATGCTCCACCAGCTCCACCACCAGTATTATTTGCTGCGTTAGAACTAGTCACTGCTCCACTTTGACCAGGAGCACCTGCTCTTATTAATAATGGGTCTAATGTTACATTTAATACAGAAGATGATGCAAAATAATGATATGTATAAGAACCTGAAGTTATAATTTGTCCACCTGTTGCGATAGGAGTTCCTAAATATCTTAATGCTACAATACCATTACCACCAGCTCCTCCTGTTTCACCTACTAATTGTGTCATACCAGAGCCTCCAGCTCCCATTCCATATCCACCTATACTTCTTAATTCTTGACTAGATAAACCACCGGGAGGACCAGAATCTGGACCAAATGGATAGTATGTATAATCAACTCCACCCAAAGAGCCTGTTGATATACTACCTCCACCATTTCCACCGCCTCCCCAGCCACCGGCACCGTTGCCAAATTGCTGAGAAGCAGCACCACCTCCACCATAATAATATCCATCTTTCCATTGAATACCATTTGCACCATTTTGGTTATTTGAAGATGAGTATGGTACACTTCCTCCACCTGCACCTCCACCTACTGTTTCGTAGCTACCACCTTGTCCACCAGATGCACTTACAAAAAATGGATTTGTTGTATTTGAGCCAGATATATAAGATGGAGTACCATAAGAACCTGTTCCATAGGGGTTACCATAATTTTGTGCATTTAAACCACCACTACCAATTGTAATTTGATATTGTTCATTTGGATAAATGTAAATTGAACCAGTTGTCCAAGTTCCACCCCAACCACCACCACCGTGGTTAGGTTGGTTTGCAAGTACTATATAATCTCTAGCGCCACCGCCTCCACCACCACCAATTACCATATATTCTAATAATGGAGGACCAACAATAAATCCTGCACCACCACCAGCATAATAAGATGATGTAATATATTCACCACAATGTCCAAATGGTGGATAACATAAAGGACCACCACCTATATTATAATTCCATTGTGAACCTGAACCACCATTACCATTTGAAGCTGGATAAACACCATTATCACCAGCTCCACCAAAGAAAGAAAGTGTTACGGCATTTTGATAAACACCACCATTTCCACCTGATGCTGTGATTGAAGCGAAAGATGAAGGTTGTCCATTTGAACCAGTTGTAATAGTTAAGCTACCACTTACTGCTCCTCCATTACCACCTTGTCCAATAGTTATATTATAATTGTTGAATGGATATACACAATATCCACCTTGTAAAATCTCACCACCATTTCCAGCTTGTCCTGCTTTTAAATTTGCTCCACCAGCAGCACCACCACCTCCACCTACAACAACATATTGAACTTGAAATGGAATAAATCCTTTATCTTGTTGCTTTGAGAAACGATTGTTTTCACTACCGCCTAATATATTGTAATTTAAGTTTACCATAATTTATTTTAATGCTAAGATGATTTGAGCAGTTGTTGATGCAGATACAGCTGTAAAGATACCAGGTATAAATCCTGATGCCGATGCAAATGTTAATACTGAACCATCATATGTTTTTGCTACTAAATCTCCTTGCTTACCAATGTATAATCCACCTGCAGTGAATCCGAATTGAGGTTTTGCGTCACTTGCTGAAGCAAAAGCTGAACCTGAAATAGGAGTAACAGCTACACCACCAGTAAATTGTGGGTTTGATACATAGTTACTTTGAGTTTCTAATTTCATATTATTTGTTTATTTTATTATTTAACAATTATAACTTTAATTTTATTGATTATAGTTTATATATCATTGAAGGTGGTGGAGTAATTGTAGTTCCATTATATCCTTTATCAGTTCCAATGTATAATCTAAAGTCCTGATAATAAGTTGGAACCTCCGCATATGATGAATCATTAATACCTAATATACTCCAAAATCCATCAGGTGTATTTGCTACACTTCCTGCATAACTAAAACTATATATTTGTGTTCCATCTAAATAAATACGATTTGAACCACCATTTCTTACAAATGCTAAATGATACCAAACTCCATTTTTAAATGGATTAGTTGGAGATACTACAAATCCACCATTACCATTTATATAAAATCTAGGTGTGTTAGCATTTTCAGAATAATCACAAAGAAGTTGGTCACCAGATGGATTACCAAATACGTGAGAAGAATATAATGCACTTACATCAGGCACTTTAATCCAAGTTTCAATTACAAATGGTTGAGTTCCAAAATTAGTATAACCAGTTGTTATAACACCAGCATTCTTAGCTGTACTACCTAATGTAGCTGCTAAATAAAGTGAAGTAGAATATCCATCATTTGAAAAACTATAAGAGCCTGAACTAACAGGAGTTCCTGATGAGTTTAATGTTCCTGAGCCTGATGGTACTAATTGGTAATTTGTACCAGTACCTTTTATTGTTGCTGATATATCATCATAAAAATTAGTCATTCCCAAATTGGTTGCTAATTGATATGGCATTGCTAAATATAAAGAAGCTGAATACGGGTCACTTCTAACAGCAAATTGTCCACTATCAAATCTTTGTGGATAATAATCTACTTGTTGTGAACCTAAATAAGATTTTACTACTGAAGTATTTCCTATGTATATTGTGCTTCCTTGTACCATTTATTCAAATTTATCAGTTTCAAAATTATATATCATTCCGATTTCAACAGGTCCTCTATTTGCATAGCATCTAACCATTTGTGTAAAAGAATCTAATATCGGTGGATTAAATTCCATTGTATGTATATTGCCTTCCGCAATGTGAATAACACTCATGTTATCATCTAAGAAAGCCCAATTAGTTTGTTCCATGATTAATTGTTTCTATATTAAATTCAGTTCCTACTTCAGGTTCTAAATCATCAGGTATCCAATGTGCTTTTCCCAAATACCATAATTCTCCATACGGATTTGTATCATCCGTTATATCTCTAAATTCAACTCCTAAAACTATATTGTTTTCATCAATAATTACATACTTTCTCATAATATTATTTTTTAAGGTGCTACAATCATTGGCGGTGGTGGCGTAAATGCAGTAGTACCAACAGTTACAACTGGGTATTTAGCTACACCTTTATATATTCTATAATCCTGAAAGTTAGTTGATACTGCTGTACCATCTAATGCTCCAGTACCACTACCATAATTTCCTAAATTTTTATTTGCTGTTGTGTTATTTGGATTATATGATGCATTTACAACATTCCCTTTTGCAACACCATCTTGATATAACATCCATTGGTTTGTTGATGCGTTTCTTTGTACTGCAAAATGATACCAAGTATTTGCCACCATTGTTAATGACAATGCTCCAAATATAGAAGTTTCTTGTGCACCTCCTGTATAATCCACATAAAAGTTCATTGTACCGGGTGAACCAATAGTTACAGGCCAATAGATTGCAGATTGAGCTGTGTTACTAGCAGTATAATCTGAAAATATCATTCTACCTCCAGCTGCATTCCATCTAACATATGTTTCAATTGTCAAACTTTGTCCGTTGAATTGAAATGCGGATGTTGTTGATGAGCTAATTGCTCCAGCTCCAGTTAAGTTTGTAGTACTTCTATATCCATTTTGTATAAATGCATTTGGTCCTAATGTACTACTAAAGTTTACATTTGTAGTATATGGCGTAATTGTTGTACCAACTGTTCCTCTTATTTGAGGTGATACGTCAGACCATGCATACGGCATATTCAATTGAGGAAATTGAGTACAAGGTGTTGCAAAAACTAAGAATGAAGCAAGAGGGTCATATGCGAATTGAACCCTTTCTCCCATATTAACATAAGGTCTAAATGCCATATTATATGAATTTTTTAGCCGGTAGTAAATACACGTTATTAGAATCGTATGCTACGAATGTTAATAAATCATATTGTCCACTACCAGATGTTGGTAAATAAGCTGAACCTGATATTTGTTTAACATTTGTTGAGAACGAAGCCGTTGGAATACCGGATGTTAATAATCTTAATGTTAATACTTCACCAGGTTGAGCATTTGTTATATTATATAAGTTTTGCCCTAATGCTAAACAACTATAAAAGTTTCCAGCATTAAAATCAATTGATGCAGTTGAGTTTGCTGAACCAGATACTAATGATGCTGATACCACATTACCTAACATTGAGCCAGTTATAATTAATGAACCCGATATGATAGCTGAACCAGTATAAGGGAATGATGCTCCACCAGCTGATGATGTACCTGATGTACCATTAACGCCTGATGTTCCACTACTACCAGCTGCACCAGTTCCACCATTTACACCAGAAGTTCCTGATGTACCCGATGTGCCACTGCTACCTGCAGCTCCATTGACACCGCTTGTTCCGTTTATACCTGAAGTTCCGTTTACACCCGATGTACCAGAAGTTCCTGATGTGTAAGCTGAACCGGATACAATATATAATGTATCAGGCTGAGTTGTTCCAGCTGCAAGTAATGCTCCATAAGAGCCACTATCCAATGTTACAATTTTATTAGCTGGATAAACATTTGTGTATGTATCTCCTAATGTACTAACTACTGATGCTGAATAACTTCCACTTGCTATAAAAATTGAACCAGTCACTCCCAATGAACCTGTAATTTGTGCAGAGCCTGTATAAGGGAATCCAACACCAACTCCAGTTCCACCATTTAATGTGATAGAAGCAGTTCCACTATTGATTGTTAATGCTGCTACTGAGCTACCACTAAATTGTAAGTAAGTTGCAACGCCAGGTATATTTGTACTACCACTTGCGAATCCTAATATAGATGTAACGCCTGATGTACCGCTACTACCAGAAGTTCCTGATGTACCACTTGTGCCGTTCACACCGCTTGTGCCTGAAGAGCCTGATGTGCCGCTTGTCCCGCTTGTACCAGAAGAGCCTGATGAGCCACTAACTCCAGAAGTTCCTGAAGTGCCACTTGTTCCTGATGAGCCATTAACTCCAGAAGTTCCTGAAGTACCGCTTGTTCCTGATGTGCCGCTTGTGCCACTACTTCCGCTTGTGCCAGAAGTTCCTGATGTGCCGCTTGTGCCACTACTGCCGCTTGTACCATTCGTTCCCGATGTGCCACTAGTGCCTGATGTGCCGCTACTACCGCTTGTTCCAGAAGTACCCGAAGTTCCTGATGTTGAACCAACTGCTACACCCACTTGCTTAGCCACTACCACTACTGATGGTGATGATGGATAATCCGGTGTTGATGAGTTAGCAGTTATTTGTACATTGGCGTTAGATGATTCAAATACAAATTGTATGTAATCATTTGAAGCCATATATAATTGGATTGGATTGTTTGTTACAACAATAGAATCCGTTGTGTCCATATTCACATAAATTGCACTACCACTAATATTTGTACCATTCTTTCTAGCCCAAATAATAGCTTGTGCAGATGCACCACCAGATGTTTTATCCATCTGAGCAGAGTATTGAAATTCATAATATCCAGCATAACTTACCAATAATTTAGTTGAATCTAATATTGATATTGCGTTAGATAAAGATGATGAATTGAAAGACCATAATGTAGGTGTATTAACTCCACTAACAGGCTGAGTTGCGTTTGATAAGAACTCACCATAATAATTCATAATACCAGCTCCTCCTGTACCAGGTGCACCATTCGTTCCACTTACACCAGAAGTACCTGAGGTGCCATCAATACCTGATGTGCCGCTTGTGCCACGTGTACCACTCGTACCGCTTGTGCCACGTGTACCACTAGTCCCTGATGAACCATTTACGCCTGAAGTTCCATTTACGCCTGAAGTACCTGAAGTGCCATCAATAGCGCTTGTACCACCACTACCAGAAGTTCCAGATGTGCCACTACTTCCGCTTGTGCCGCTTGTTCCACTACTACCTGATGAGCCATTAACTCCACTAGTCCCTGATGAGCCTGATGTACCGGATGTGCCACTGCTACCACCACTTCCTGCAGTTCCATTCGTTCCCGATGTACCGCTTGTGCCACTGCTGCCTGATGTTCCTGAGGTGCCTGAAAAGCCTCCACTTCCAGCCGTACCATTTGTACCGCTTGTGCCTGAAGACCCACTAGTGCCACTCGTTCCACTACTGCCTGAAGTTCCTGATGAGCCACCTGTACCATTTGTTCCGTTAATACCGGATGTACCATTTATTCCCGATGTGCCGTTTTGTCCTGATGTACCAGAAGAACCTGAAGTACCATCACCACCAGCAGCACCTGCTAAGTTTATTTTCCAATTATTATATGTTCCACTACCTACAACCATTGTAATATTAGCAACCATTACACCAGTTGCTGGATTGTAAGAAGTTACTGAACCTTCCATATAGTTTGAACCATCATAAGCTATCAATACTGATTGAGCTACTGAATAGTTTAAGCCTATACCAATTGTTAAGGTTTGTGTTCCAGTTCCAATTGTTAAGGATGTAGAAGATGTAGATTGATATTGTGAACCATTTACGCCTGATGTACCATCTTTACCTGATGTACCAGAAGTTCCTGAGCTACCACCACTTCCTGCAGTGCCATTAGTACCGCTTGTGCCCGATGTGCCGCCTGTTCCGTTTGTACCATTAATGCCTGATGTTCCTGAAGTTCCAGCCGAACCATTACTTCCATCATGTCCACTTGTACCGCTTGTGCCGCCTGTTCCATTTGTTCCGTTTATTCCTGAAGTGCCGGATGTACCAGCTGAACCATTACTACCATCTTTACCTGATGTACCAGAAGTTCCTGATGTGCCGGCTGAACCATTTGTTCCGTTTATTCCTGAAGTTCCTGATGAACCCCCACTACCATTTGTTCCGTTTATTCCTGAAGTTCCGTTTATACCTGAAGTTCCATTAACACCAGATGTGCCATTTACTCCAGAAGTTCCCGATGTACCATCTTTACCTGATGTACCACTAAATGTGCCATCTTTACCAGAAGTACCTGATGAGCCCGATGTACCATTAGCTCCTGTTGAACCATCATGTCCGCTTGTACCTGATGTACCTGCTAAGCCTGATGTTCCGTTAATTCCGTTTATGTTAAATGTAATCCAATATGAATCATTACTATTAAGATAGCTATTTCCAGCTTCAAATGTTAAGCTTGATATATACAATACACCACCAGCATAGTTTGAGTTATTTACTTTATATAAACCAAACTTTGTATTATCGTTTATATTTGTAATTTGAATTTCGTATGACCCATTAATATTATCTAAATTAGCTAAATAAGAAAACAAATTAGAATAAGCTCCATTAGCTGTTAAATAGTTTACCCATATTGCTGATACATTACCAAACGTATTATCCGGCGTTGTAACATCAAATGCGTTAGCTGGAACTGATGGAGCAAACCCAGCTTTATATTGCCATTGGTTTGTATTAGCTGGTATTACAGTTTTACCTGATGTACCATTTGTTCCACTCTGTCCATAAACGAATATAGATGCTGTACCATTATTTAACGATACATTTACACTACCAGTAAAATTTAATGTTGTAGCAGTTCCTAAAATGCTTCCTGTTTGGGAAACTTTAACACCACTACCACTTGCTATCAATTGGTTTACTTCTGCTTGTATTGTATCTGCTTGAGATTGTAAAGCAAGCGAATCAATCATATCCTGATTAAAGTTTCTTAGAACTTCAGGCGTAATATATCCTACATTATTATTAGGAAACGATTGTTGATTGTCTTGCGATAATTGCTGTTTATTGTAATTAGACATATATTAAATTGGGTTTATTTGGAATCCATCACTGAAACCATCTGAGAAAGGTGCTAAGCCTGTAAAAGGATAAGATGTTTGTCCTACTCCTTGTGATACTAAAGCTCCTTCACAACAATCAGTTGAATAGGTATCTTCCTTAACACACAAACAAGCTCTTCTTGCATTATGTGGTACGTTTCTACCTCTTGTTGGACCGAAGTAAACTCCAGTCCATTTTCTCATATTTCGGGTTTGCGATGGTGTTGGCATATTATTGTGTTGGTGGTTGAGTTTTATATACTAATCCAACTCCTTGTGACATCAAATGCTTACCACAACATTTAAAAGAATAATAGTTTCGATTTAAACACAAGCATGCTGATTTAGCACCTCCTGTTCCACCTCTACCACCATCCTCTCCGTAATATGGAACACTTCTTCCCAATGTAGGACCGGGCTTTTGTATCGGTGTTGCCACCACTCTAATTTTTCCCATATGGATTCTTTTCAATTTAACAACTAAGGAAACAAAAGTTACATTTGAACTCGGTTAGTTGCGTTCTCATATAATAACTTTTCCAATTCTGCTCTATCAGCATCGTAAGCTAATTTAAGTAAACACGTTTCTAATGGTAGAGCTGTTATCTCATCTATTCGAGTTATATCTCCATTTGCCAATTGTACTAAGGAAGCGTAGGATTTCCACTTCTTTCCAAAATTGATTTCAGCTTGTGTGGAACTAGCTCCGGTGAAGTCTGCATCAAAGAGCTCAGGGTAGAATGCCACAAGTCCTTTGACAAATTCACAAAAAAAAACAAACAACCGAAGTGTACATCCATTGTTACATCTAAAAACAGTTCTGAGTCTATTAACCCTTCATATGGTATAATATCGTATAACTTACCATATCGTTTAATAATAGGTCTGTATAGTATTGACATTACTTCAGCCCACTTATCATTTATCTCTAACTTATCGTACTTTGATATATCCACATAAGCACCATATGCCATTTGTGATAGATTTGGTTCAAAGCCGTATTTTACACCATCTATATCAATCTCTCTTTGTATTGGATAGTTTGTGTTTTGTAAGAATGAATACAGCTTCTCTTTAATAGCTGTATATGTTTCTACATCTAAATCCTTTAACATCCTCACATCGAATTTAGCTAAGTGATGGAATAGTGTAGCTGTTATAGCTTCATCATCTCCTTCATAGTTTTGTAAATCGTTTGATAATCGGATGTATTCTCTTAGGGTTACTGCTGACCAATCGTTTGGTACTTTTATTTCTATTTCTCTTTTCATATTATCTTATTCTCCATGCTTTTTGAAAATGTGTTTCTACTCCATCGCCGGCTGTATATACTTCATCGTGCGTATTAGATATCCAATGGAAAAGCTTATCTTGCTTATCCTTTCCTAAGAAATTATGGAACTCACCTGTAATCCATTTAATCTTACTTAAGTCCTTCATATAAAGGAAATCAAACTCTGCACCTTCTATATCTACCTTAAGTAATCCAACACTCTCTATTCCCTTTAAAATCGATTCTAAGGATATTGTAGTTACTTCTTCATACTCCTCACTATTCCATCCATTGTTATTTAAATGGTTTACATAATCAGTAATCCCATAATTGCCTGAATTGGTATCATCGTTTCTTTCATGCACCATATACTTTCTCAGCTTCACAATTTCTCCATCAGTACTCCATAAGGCTTTGTGTAGGGTTGGGTGATGGTGATGTGATTGGTATTGCTCTATGTTATAAGATGAAGCATCAATAGCTAAGAAGTTATTAAACTTATGCTTAAACGCTTCAGCAAATCCACCTACGTTACAGCCGGCATCTATTACTAATTCGTTTGATTCTATATCCATTCTACCTATTGGATACTCTTGCTTACATTCCAAAGTTATTCTATCGAACCAATTCTCTGGCTGATTGGCTGATGTTAGTTTATCTACTTTCATATTAAAATTGTTTTTTTATCCTATATTGTTCTGGGTTAGTTAAGTTTATTTCATCACTAATCTTTACTTTGGTTGTCACACCTTGCTTAGCTAATTGTATTGCATGTTGTAATTCTTGCAGCTTCTTCATAGCATTATCTCTTTGTGCTACTATTGCCAATGCGTTAGCTTTCACATTTTCCAATTCGGATTCTAAGTAAGCAACGTATTGTGCCATCTCTATATAATCCTGTTGTGTTAAATTGTCTATATCCATTTGTATATATTTATATGTTTATATATTATCTTACTGAAATTATATATTTTCCTGTTGTAGCAGCCTTTTGTGATAATCGCATCATCCCTACATATCGAGCTGCATCTATTAAATGGTTATTGAAATCTATTGGTTTATCTAATTGCTTTCCAAATCTATCCGTGCTCCACTCATACGAATAAAACTCATTGGTTAGGTTTTGGCAACTCTTAGGGATGAATATCTTATGGTTCTGCAATATACCAATACCAAAGTTAATACTATCCTTTCCTTTGATTACAGGCCTTATGTTAAATCCCATACGATATAATTCTTCAATCAAACGTGGTTCAGCACTATCAGCCCATATCTCCTCTCTACCTTTAACTAATTGTTTTAACGCATCTGCTATATCCGTTGTCACCATTCCTCTTTCGTAACAATGCTCTACGATGTATAGCTCATTTCCATTTTGCTTAAACAAACTTACAATAGCTGTTGGGTCATTACTAAATCCAAAATCTATTCCATATCCTACAAACTCTGCCGTATCAGGTATCCATTCAACCGGCGTAAATTCAAAGATGGCTTTATCATTGTTTACATACTCACCCAATCCATAAACCTTCCATGCTTTTTGATTAGTAA